TCACGTGATTTCGATCAAGGACGGGGGCGACCCACTAGCCTACGACAACCTCGTTTCGAGCTGCGTCGCGTGCAACAGTCGTAAAGGATCACGCTCACAAGGCTCTTTTTTAGCACGCAAGTTCACCCCCCCTGTCTTTTCTGGCAATATATACCCGATGCAGTCCAGAACGATGCTGGACAGTCCCTTTACTGCCCGACCAGTCACAGACAGTCCTGACTAGTGCCACCTCGTAAACAGCCGTTGCGAGGGGCAACCAAGGCAAGGCTTCACAGTCCACTTCTCAAGGGCAAAACACGCTCAGATGAGATCGCCAAGGTTGCAGAGGATCTTGGCATGCCCTTATTGCCGTGGCAGAAGTGGATGCTCGATGACATGATGCGAGTGGACGCTAAAGGCATGTACATTCGCAAGACTACGCTCTGCCTCATAGCTCGACAGAATGGCAAGTCTCACCTAGGCAGAATGAGAGTCATCTGGGGGCTGTTCTATGGTGGCGAGACTAAGCACCTGATCATGTCTTCTAACCGAGCGACTGCCCTCATGACCTTTCGAGAGATTGCATGGATTATCGAGAATGCGCCTCACTTAAAGGCCGGTACTAAAGCGATCCGATATGCCAATGGTGGCGAGCGAATAGAGCTTCTCAACGGGGCAACACTTGACCTTGTATCCGATACTCGTGACTCATCTCGTGGACGCACAGCAGACTTTCTCTGGATCGATGAAGTCCGAGAGATCAGCAAGGATGGCTACACAGCTGCAATCCCTACAACTCGCGCCAGACCTAACGCACAGACTTTGCTTACATCCAATGCTGGCGACGCCTTCTCTGAAACCTTAAACACACTAAGAGAAAGAGCCCTATCTGCACCGCCTAAGTCATTCGGATTCTACGAATGGTCAGCGCCGCAATACTGCAAGATCACAGACCGCAATGCATGGGCAATGGCTAACCCTGCCCTGTCTTACACAATCACGGAGGAATCACTTGAAGAAGCTGTCGCAACGAATAAGATTGAAGATATTAGGACTGAGCTTCTATGCCAATGGATTGATTCTCTACAAAGTCCATGGCCTCATGGCGTACTTGAGGCGACCAGCGATGCCACGCTCCAGATTCCGATCGGTGGCTATACAGTTTTTGGCTTCGATGTATCTCCATCTCGCCGCAATGCGAGCCTCGTTGCTGGTCAGATTATGGGTGACGGAAGAATCGGCGTCGGGATTCTCCAGACGTGGGAATCGCAAGTCTCGGTCGATGACTTAAAGATTGCAGCTGATATTAAGGGATGGGCTGATCAATATCGTCCCAAGATGATCTGCTACGACAAGTACACGACTCAATCAATCGCTGAAAGATTGGCCAACGCTGGTCAGATCATTAAGGATGTATCTGGTCAGCAGTTCTATCAGGCTTGCTCGGACTTGCTCGATGGCATGGTCAATGGTCGAGTAGTCCATAACGGCCAGGCAGAATTGATTCAACAGATGAATAACTGCGCGGCCAAAGTTAATGACTCATCTTGGCGTATCGTTAAAAGAAAATCAGCAGGCGACGTGTCCGCGCCGATCTCACTTGCAATGACAGTAAGCATGTTAATGAAACCACAACAGGTAGCGGCTATATACACGGAATGACCTACATCTAGTGTATAATTGCCCTCTATGGGTATCCTTTCGCGCCTCACAGGTGCAGCACCAAAGTCTGATATCGAAGCGCAGTACGCACCGCAAGTTTTAGGTGAGTATTCCCCTTATGCAATGCCGTTTCAATTTGCCTACGTCGGACGCACAGAAGCAATGGGAGTCCCGGCACTAGCTCGTTGTCGTAACCTTCTCGCTGGCACTATCGGCACGATCCCTCTTGAACTTTACAAGAAATCAACAGGCGAAGAATTAGGCAAGCCTCTCTGGCTTGATCAACCTTCATATTCTCAGCCTCGTTCAGTAACTATTGCTTACACAGTTGATTCGCTTCTATTTTATGGCCAGGCATTTTGGCAGGTAGTTGAGACTTACCAGGAAGACGGCCGACCATCTCGATTCGAGTGGATCGCTAACAGTCGAGTAACTGCAACACTCGATCGCGATAACGTATTCGTAAAGTCTTATGCCATCGATGGTACGACAGTCCCAATGGACGGCCTTGGATCTCTCATCACATTCCAGTCACTAAGCGATGGCATTCTTAATACAGGCACATCGACTATTCGTGCAGCTCTCGATATTCAGAAGGCTTCAGTAATTGCAGCGGCTACGCCAATGCCTACTGGCTACCTAAAAAACACAGGCGCAGACCTGCCTCCAGCAGAAGTACAGGGACTACTTGCAGCGTTCAAGAACGCTCGTCAAAATCGCTCAACCGCCTACCTCACTTCCACTCTCCAGTACGAGACAGTTGGATTCAGCCCTAAAGACATGATGTACAACGAGGCGATCCAGAATCTTGCAACCGAGATCGCTCGCCTTTGCAACGTCCCTCCTTATTATGTCTCAGCAGATCAGAACACGACAATGACCTATGCCAACGTCCAAGACGAGAGGCTTCAATTCCTTACACTATCCTTGCAGCCTTTCGTATCTGCCATCGAGGATCGTCTATCAATGGATGACATCACAGCTCGCGGCAATATCGTCAAGTTCGATCTCGATAGCAACTACCTACGCACAGACCCACTTAAAGAACTTTCAATCATCCGTGAACTTCTCGATCTTCAATTGATCACTCAAGAGCAGGCCATGGAAATGACAGACCTAACACCTAACGGAAGCGAAGGAATGCAATGAGCGAAATGCTTACATTCTCGGCAGAACTAACCGCAGATAGCGCAGCGCGCACTATCTCTGGCAAAATTGTGCCTTTCAATGGCGAGGTTGGAAACACCTCCGCCGGGGCAGTTGTTTTTGAGCGTGGCGCGATCAATATCGCTGACTCATCTAAAGTAAAGCTCCTTCTGGAGCATGACCCAAAGCAGCCAATCGGCCGCGCTCAATTCTTTAACGAAACAGAAGACGGAATCTTTGCATCATTCAAGATTTCTAAGTCATCCCGTGGCACAGATGCTCTCATCGAAGCCTCAGAAGAACTCCGTACTGGCCTTTCAGTCGGAGTTATGGTCAATGCAGCAAAGCCTAAGAATGGCGTTCTGTATGTATCGAGTGCTGACCTACTCGAAGTAAGTTTGGTTCAGGCAGCAGCCTTTAAGTCTGCATCCGTAACCGATATAGCGGCATCTGAAGATGAAGCCGTTGAAGAAACCCTACCAACAGAAAGCGAGACAGCCCCCGTGGAAGACACCACTTCAGCAGTCGAAGCAACACCTACAGTTGAGGCTGCCGCAGTTGAAGCTGCTCGCCCTGCTGTAACAGCAATGGCTTACACAAAGCCACGCATTGAAGTAACTGCAGCAAAGTACGTCGAGAACACAATCCGCGCAGCACTTGGCGATGATTCAGCTCGTCAGTACATCGCAGCAGCAGACAACACAACTGACAACGCTGGACTTGTTCCAACACGTCAACTTTCAGAAATCATCAACCCACTTGGAACAACTATTCGCCCATCGATCGATGCGATCTCACGCGGCGTTCTTCCAGATGCAGGTATGACTTTCGAGATCCCAAAGATTACAGCAATGCCTACAGTTGCAGTTGCAGCTGAAGACGCAGCATTCTCTAACACAGATCAGAACTCAGCATTCCTTTCAGTCGATGTTAAGAAGTATGCTGGACAACAGGTATTCTCAGTTGAATTGCTAGATCGTACATCTCCAGCATTCTTCGATGAGCTTGTTCGCAACATGGCCGCAGCTTATGCTAAGTCAACTAACGCAGCAGTAAACGCAGCACTCATCACAGGTGCAACAGTTGATGCAACAGGCGTCGCAACCTACCCAACAGCAGCCGAGCTTCTCGGTATCGTTGCTCGTGGATCTGCTTCTGTCTATTCAGCAACAGCAGGCCTATCAAATCCATTCGCTCGCAACATGATCGTAAGCACAGGTCAATGGTCAAACATCATGACATTGAACGATGCCGGACGTCCTATCTACAACGCTTCACAGCCACAAAACGCTGGCGGAGCAGTAACACCTACATCACTCACAGGTAACGTCGCAGGTCTTAACCTCTACGTCGATCCTACAAACGCTGGAGACACCGATGGAACTATCCTGATCGTCAACCCAGACGCTTACACATGGTTCGAGAGCCCTACCTATAGATTGCGCGCTGAATCAACAGCAGCAGGTCAGGTAACAATCGGCTACTACGGCTATGGCGCAATCGCAACTAAGGTTGCAGCAGGCGCATTCCAGAACAACAAGTCGTAAGCAACCCCTAAGTCGCTGGCAGGGTAGTGCCCTTCTACCCTGCCAGTCTTTAGAAAGGATAAGAGCATGGCATTGACAACCATTGCAGAGCTCCGCGCCGCTTTAGGCGTTGGGTCGCTGTACGCTGACGCCACGCTGCAAGAAGTGGTAGATGCCGCAGATAACGTACTCTTGCCCTTTCTATGGAAGAACCAGCAGTCGATCATTGCACATTCTAGCGATGGCACTACTGGCACTCTCTACTTTGATGTACCTATAGATAAAGTCTTTTATGTAAATCAGACTGTCACAATCAGCGGAGCAGGTAGCCGTTACAATGGATCAAAAACAATTACGGCAGTTAATACTTATGATTTTAATATCACAATAACAGCTGGTAATAATAATCCCTACCATGAGGTTAATCCTTATGGCATTGCAGCCGCTGAGACTTATACAGACTACACAACGATTCCGGCAATCCAAGAAGCATCTCTTATGATCTCGATCGACATCTGGCAATCTCGCCAAGCTCCTTCTTCTGGTGGAGTCACGATCGATGGCTATCAGCCTTCTCCGTATCGAATGGGTAACACCCTTCTAGCCCGTGTTCGTGGATTGCTCGCACCTTATCTCGATCCGAGATCGATGGTGGGCTAATGGCCGCCATCTCAACACTCCGCGCAGGTATCGCAGCAGCTCTTACAGATAACACAAAGTATTCAGTCTTTAGTTTCCCACCTGCAACACCGATCGCGAACAGCGTGATCGTAGCGCCAGCAGATCCCTACATCTCGCCATCTAACGGCTGGCATGCATCGATCTCGCCTATGGCTAACTTCGTTATTTCCGTCATGGTTCCCTTGCTCGACAATGAAGGCAACCTTAACGGAATGGAAGATAACATCGTTCGGGTATTTAACCTGCTCGCTGCATCGACCTACACCTATAACGTCACAGAGGTATCGGCTCCAGCCGTACTTAATGCCGTATCAGGTGATTTACTTACATGCAATATCAATATCTCAGTCCTAACGAGTTGGAGCTAAAATGTCCGAGTGGGAAAAAGAGCAAGAAGCCTTCCTGATCAAGATCGGGCAG